TTTTGCGGTTTAAAAAGATACTGGCAGCTATCGAGGCTGGCGACTTTGACGAGGCGTACATGGAAGGCCTGGCAAGCAACTGGCACAAGCAAACGCCAGAGCGGGCTATTCGGCAAATGCGAACAATGCAGTGCGGCGATTGGCGGGAGTACGAATAATGGGATGGCTAGGTGATATATTCAAATCAGGCGAAATAATTGATCGTAGTATGGATGCGCTTGATGCAATCGTCTATACAGATGAGGAGAAGGCTAAGGCATCAATCACTAAGGCTAAGATTAAGATTGAGCTGCTGAAGGCTTATGAGCCATTCAAAATCACTCAGCGCTACCTGGCTATCCTGTTTGGCACATCATATGTTGGCGCCTGGCTGGTTGTTTTCTTTGTGTCATTCTTTACTGACGTATCCGATCAGATTGATTTTCTAACGAACAGCACCCACATGGGTCAGGCTGTAATTGTGATACTGGGATTCTTCTTCTTTGGTGGAAGTGCTGAGTCTGTGGGTAGGGCAATAAAGAAGTAAGTTAACCCTTTGCAGTGCTAAGTATAACAGCTATATTTAGCACATCACTAAAGGGGAAAGACGATGACCGAGGCACTTAAAGCACTATCTGACAATCAAGATAAGCTTGGCAATATGGAATACGCATTAGTCCGAAACCCATACCGGGTAATTAAAGCGTCTGATCTCGATGATTCAATAGAGATCGTATTCGCTATGGGTATGTTTGATGCTGGAAGCGCTCCAGAAGATGCGCTGAATTACGCTATTTCTTGCGGGGCGCTGTAATGAAAGTTTTATCTATATGTACAAGCGCAGGGTTGCTAGATAAGGCGTTTATAGAAGCTGGTCATGAGGTAATTGCTGGCTGTGAGATAATGGAGCACAAGCGCCGAATGTATGGCAAGTGGTGCGGCGGAGGTTTTATCTGCGACAGCCTTGAGGAGTTGATAGAAATTGTTCGTGACGAGTACTTTGATTTAATTATTGGCGGCCCAAGCTGTCAAAGCCATACAAAGTTAAAAGCCATTAGAAATCCTAAGTTTCCAGATCTTACTCCGCTAGTTAATGACTTGTTGGATTCCGTTAATTTTAATGCTTTCTTATTTGAAAATGTTGTTCCTATCGATATACCCGGGGCAATAAAAACAAAACTAAATGCAATGAACTTTCCTGTTGAATGGAAGGGTAGAGAGTACCATCAAAGCCGCGAGCGCTGGTTTACTCACTCCGAAAATATTGTGGCGCCCGGTGTCGTAACCCCAGGCAATGTAAATGATTTAATGGCGTACAGCGTGGTTGCCGGGCGAATATACGGGCCAAAACGCGGCGCTGTTCTTCAGGGGTGGCCTGAATTTTCAAAGCTTGACGAGCCTTGCGTATTATTACAGGAAGCTCTTGCTGATGGAGTTCCTCGTGGCCTGGCTGATGCCTGGGTTAAGTCTGTAAGTAATTTATAGAATATAATTTTTAAGCAAGGGGAAAGCAATGCCACATCCAGGTAAGGCAGCAATAGCAAAGAACTCATTCAGAATCGATCACGGCGCACCAAAGCCGGTACAGCGCAAAGTAACCAAGGCCAGCAAGTATGAATTACAATGCCGTAAAGCGCATGAGGACGCAGCAGAGGCTAGAAAGATAGCCAGGCTGTATGATGAGCCTTGTGACGTCAAAGAATTTAGTTAAGGGGTAGGTATGAGTAATTCGAGATTTCAGTACAAGGTATGGGATAAGCAGGAAAATAAATTCCTAGTTAGGGTTAGAAAGTTTGATTTCCATTTAATGCCTGACGGTTTCCTGGAGGTTTCTAGTGGGTATGACTCCTACAAAAACCCAACATTTGAAGATGACACAGATCAAGATCGATACATTGTTTTATGGTTCACAGGACTAAAGGACAATAAAGACAATCCAATATATGAAGGCGATATTGTTAACTGTGATGATTTTGACGGAATATCGGCAACAACAGGATTGATTGGTGAGGTCACGTATATAGGTGGATCGTTTGGCGTTGTGAGTGACGACACATACCACAACAAACTTGCCTTAACTTGTGCGCCAAACGTAGAGATATTGGGCAATATTCATCAAAATCCAGAGCTATTAAATAGATAGAGGGGTACAGTAATGGAAGCGCACAAAAGAAAGCTCGGATACTATAAGGTTGAGTTCGTCGTTAAAGGCGTTGCTGAAGTTGCGTTCTGGGATGGCTCTAAATGGTTTAGAATCGGAACAACTGAAACAATGTCAGGCAATGAGGCGTGCAACCGTCTTTGGCCTATTGATATGAGTCAATAATTAAGGGGTACAGGGAAATGGCACTTAACAACGGGCAAGCTGGTATAGATTGTTTAGAATGCGGATACATCAAGACCGCAGATACTGCAGAGAAGGCCAAAGAACTATCGGACAGTCTCCGTTGGCATGGCGGCGACCCTCTTTGTCCTGATTGCGGTCAAAGCGTCACATTTGAGCACTATATAGATTTGTAGCGGCGTAACGGATAGGGCTGGTTAACCACTAGCCTATTACCTATAATCAATATGCAGAAAACAACTTTATAGGATAACTATGAGTGAATTACATATGAACCAAGCAAGTATGAAGGGGCCACACCCCTCTGTGTTTGACCACATGTACGATATTGGGCGCTATATTATTGGCGCGACCGTTGGCTTTGGTTTTGTTCCATTGCTATACATGGGCTACATGGCGGCATTTGGCTAATGGATGGAACACTAACTTTCACGGATCGAATGAAGCAAGTAATCGCCGTTTGCGTAGTAGCAGGCGGCGCTTTCACTACAACAGAGGTGAGGCTTCAGCTAAACACAGCACATAGGCTCCAGGCAGAAAAGCGGGAGATCATCGTTATCAAGCAAGATGATAAGCGCCGAGACAGCATGACAAGTATGCAAATTGAAATGGCAGAGTTTAGGGCTAAATTTGGTTTGATGGAGAAAGCATCTTATGGTTGTTGCTAGCCCATTTGAAATAGAAATAGGCGACGAGGTTATCCGCAATGACCTTTGTGAGGTCGTTGAAGTCGTTGGCATGCGCATCGATAAAGGTCGCGAGCCAAGGTATAAGGTATTCGGCACTTCGGTGATTACAGGTGATTTGACGGGCTGGTTTACGTTTAGCGAGTTAACAATTTAAATCTTCGGGAAAAGATTATGAAAAACTTATTTATTATCAGCCTGTTACTGCTAACGGGCTGTTCAGTTATGACCACAGAGCAATCAGCAATGTGGCAGGCAACAAACAACTTCACATACAAAGGTGAATTACCCGGTAAAGATGAGTGGATTACATACGATTCAATCAATGAGCCATTTACAGGTGATTGTGAGGATTACGCCTTAACACTGCAAAAGCAGATAGGCGGGGATGTTTGGTATGTAGTGCTACCTGGTAAGCGAGCACATGCGGTACTGGCAAAAAACGGTATAGCGTATGATTTCAGATTTAAGCGATCCATCAAGGTAGAGAGTTACCCGGGTCGTTTTTCGCATATTATGAACTGATTAAATAACACCCTTATGCTATCGTTAGCTAAATTCAATAATTGATAGGCTCACCATGTCTGACGACTTAGGACAAATCCGCAAAGTAACCCCTTCTGACTCTGGAACCATTGATCCGTTCAAATATATTCAGGTAGGCGTTAGCGGAACTGTAACGGTAAAAGCCTCCAATGGAACTGAGACAACTATCACAAGCGCATTGCTGGATAAGGTTGCCATTGTACCTGTTGGTGTATCAGTTCAAGTTCTAGCCACAGGCACCACGGCAACAGATATTTACGTTTGGGGCTAATATGGATATTTTCGATATAGCTAATGACAGGGTTAACCGCATAACTCGCTACTTCCGCCGCAACGAAGGCACAACAGACTACGCCACTATCCCTGCTGTTACGTTGAGTGGGGGTTTTGAGATTAGTATATATGCCTCGCTTCAATCGATGGCTGCCGCGTCTGTGATGCTTGGCGATGCTGCTAACCTAGCATGGTTTAGGATTAATACAGATGGATCTATTCAAGTTAAAGGTGCGGGAGCAAGCTCTGTAACCGCTGCTGGCATTGTGGTGGATGACAAGGTATTCCGCCTCTATAACTTCAAGCGCACAGGCTCAAGCATAGAGCTTCGAATTAATGAGTCATTGGTCCATACGTTCACAGGCTATACTGGTGACATGGCATTTAACAGGATCTATCAAAAAGCTAATACCAACTACTTCCCCGGCACCATAGCCAACCTATCAATAGTGGATGCAGGCGCATTGGTGCGCTCATACCCTATTAACGAGCCATCAGGCACAACTACATTTGATGAGGTGTCAGGGCAAGACGGGGCAATAGTTCTGGGGTCAGATGATGATCGCGGATTATTTCAAGAAGTAGCAAGGGGTGGCAACTGGCAAGGGTCGAGCTTAGTTGTTCCGCCTTGGGATTCAGCTAATCAAATATTGGTGGTTGCATAATGCCTGCATTCAATAAAAACGAGTATGGCCAAGTAATCAGGGCTAATCTAAATCAGGACGCATCGACAAATACAGGTCTTGAGATGATTATTCAGCCTGAGCTGGGTCACAGTAAGAACGCATCATTAACCAGTGGTAAGCCTCAAGGCGCAGTAGTGGCAAACAATCCTGATGTAGCTGTTGGCACAACCACTATCACTGTAGGTGATGAGACATATTCAGCAAATGAATACCTTGAGTACACTATCAAGGCTGATGACTTATCCAAATCAGGTACTTGGAGAGTAAAAGGGTCTGCTGACATAACATCGACTAACAAAGTGGTTGGCGACTACAAGCGGTTTACTGTGCTCGACTAAAGGAGGTGATCCAGTTTAATAGCCTGCGTATATCGTGGGCTTTTTTATGATAGTATTTACCTTAATGACGGTAAAAAGACGGTATTATGGCTAAATCTACGACAAAATTTAACTCTACAAATCAGCCTAAGCCAGAGAAAAAGAAGCGGGGCAAGGCGTTAAAAACCGTTCTTTTTGAGGTTATGCGCAAGAATGCCATGTTGGGCGTAGCAAAGAATGCCAGCAAAGAAATTGCAGAGGCTGCATTTATAAAGTATGTGGCCGAAAGGGCGTTTAACGCAGATGACCCGGCATCCCCGGCAATACTTAAAGAATTCCTATCTAAGATGTACCCAGGTTTAAAAGCCACACTAGAAAAGGTTGAGTTTGATTATCCTTCAGAAGGAACGCCAACAGAGAAGGCTATAGCGATTGAAAGCGCTGTATCTTCTGGGGTTATACCTGGCGATCTTGGCAGCGTAATGATGGGAATCATTAGGGACTCAGTTGTCATTGAAGAAGGCACAGACCTTAAGGATAGAATCGCGGTATTAGAGAAGGCGCTAGAATCTAATGAGTAGGGCGCTGGAAAAGCAAATTGATTCACTTGAGGCCAGGATTGCTGTTGCTCATGGAACCAATGAAAAAACACCCATAGGCATAGTTTGTCCAGATAAGGGGCTACTGAGAACTATTGAGCAGGCGGGTGGCGAATGGACTCTAACCTTTAAAGATCCATTGTTTAGCATTCCTGTAAAGCTTGAGCCAATACTTCTAAGACCTAAGCGCTTCATTGTAATTATCGGTGGTCGTGGTTCGGGCAAGTCTCAAAGCATGGGCGCTATTGAATCCAGCCGCATGAATGACGAAGGCATCAAGCTCGCTTGCTTTCGTGAATTCCAGAACTCTATTGAGGATTCTGTTTATTCACTACTGTATAACCAGATCAATGCTGCAGGGTATGAAGGATTCAAAAAGACCAACACATCAATCAGAAGTAACGCAGGAGGTGAGGCTAAGTTCAGAGGGTTAGCAAGAAACCCTGACAGCGTTAAGTCAATGGATGGCTTCAAAGATTTTTGGGTAGAGGAGGCTCAGGCTACCTCAGAGAACAGTCTCAAGCTATTAACCCCTACCATGCGTGAAGAAGGCGGTCGCATCATCTTTACTGCCAACCCTTCATCCTCAGAAGACCCATTCAGCAAGCGATTCATTACTCCGTTCGTTAATCACCTGGAGCGTGACGGCATTTTTGAAGACGACCTTCACCTGGTGATAATGATCAACTGGAGGGATAACCCTTGGTTTCCTGAATCGCTCAATCAAGAAAGAGAGTGGGATTACGCCAACCTGCCTCGGGCGCTATATGACCATATTTGGGAAGGTAAGTTTAACGATTCCATTGATAACGCTTTAATCATGGCTGAATGGTTTGATGCCTGTATTGATGCACATAAAAAACTGGGCTTTGTTGGTCGCGGTGCAATTATGGCGGCTCATGATCCTTCGGACACTGGCCCAGATAGTAAAGGGCTGGCAATCAGACATGGCTCGGTCATTACTCATGTATTAGAGAAGATAGACGGCGACATTAACGAGGGGGGTGATTGGGCGACAGGTAAGGCTATAGAATTAAATGCTGATCAATACACATGGGATTGTGACGGCATGGGTGTCGGGCTTAGCCGCCAGACTTCAGAAGCGTTTGAGCGCAAGGCTACTGTTGTGACTATGTTTAAAGGGTCAACCTCTGTAGATAGGCCGATGGCAATCTATGATCCAGTTGTTAAGAAAGTGGTCGAGCAGCAGAAAACAAACAAAGATGTATTTAAGAACAAGCGTGCACAGTACTACCAATCATTAAGAGATCGCATCTATACAACATATAGAGCTGTTGTTCATAATGAGTACAAAGACCCTGACACAATGATTAGTTTTGACTCGTCTATTGAGTTGATTAGCAAACTAAGGGCAGAGTTGTGCAGAATGCCTGTTAAGCCTAACGCTAACGGTCTGATAGAGCTTTACACTAAAGAGGTGATGAAGAGTCGCTTCAAGGTGGCTTCGCCTAACCTGGGGGACTCTGTGATGATGCTAATGCGTGAACCTGATATAATTGAACCTATAACCCTAAATTTTGACTCGGAATTCTAACATGGCCAGTAAACAGGAAAAGCTCGACAAAATACAAAGACAAGGTGTTGAGCGATTCGAGGCCATAATGACTCGAGAGCGTGATCAGCGGAAACTAGCCGTTGAGGATGCCAAGTTTGCGCATACGCCTGATGGCCAATGGGACGAGAACGCAATCTCTAAGCGTCAGGATAGGCCGCGCTATACCATTAACCGTATTGCAGGAGCATTGGCACAAATAGCAGGCGATCGCCGCCAAAACAGAACGGATATCAAAGTCCGCCCTGTGTCTGGTGGTGCTGATGTTGATATGGCCAAAATCTATAACGGATTGATTCGTAATATAGAGGGGCTATCAAAGGCTGAAAACGCTTACGACTGCGCATTTGATGAGCTGTCAACCGGTGGTTATGGTGGGTGGAGGGTTTTAACTGAATTCGCTGATGATGATGCATTCGAGCAGGACATCAGAATTCACCCTGTAGATTCTGCCTCAACCTCATTATTCTTTGATCCAGCGGCCAAGGCGTATGATAAGCGGGATGCTAAATTCGCCTTCCTTACTACGCTGATGCCATTGAGTGATTATGAGGCATCATTCCCAGGCGCTCAGGCCGTTTCATTCGATCAGGAGCAGTTTAATAGCGGCTTATGTTCATCATGGTTTGTTAACGACATGGTGCGAGTGGCTGAATATTGGGTGAAAGTTCCGATCATGCGCAACCTGGGCTTAATGTCTGACGGTCGCGTGATTGATCTGGATAACGAAAGCGCGGTTATTGATGAGTTGGCAGCTCAAGGCATTACTTTGAAACAGGAGCGCAAAGCAAAGAGTCACAAGGTTGTGATGTACAAAATGTCAGGCTCGGAGATATTGAGCGGGCCACATGATTGGGCAGGCAAGTACATCCCATTAATTCCAGCGTTCGGCAAGGTGACTAAGATCGAGGGTAAGGAGTTTGTTCACGGCATGGTTCGCCCAGCTAAAGACGCCCAACGGATCTACAATTACAGCAAATCAGCAGCTATTGAAGCCACAGCGCTAACACCTAAAGACCCTATTTGGATTACGCCAGAGCAAGCAAGGGGGCATGAGGCTAGACTGAAATCGTTCAATGTACGTAACGATCCATTCATGCTGTATAACCCTGATCCAGTGACGCCAGGAGCACCACAAAGAACAGGC